AACTACGACATCTTCCGCACACCACCCCCTACAGCCCAGGAACAATTCTCCCATGTTGTAGCGGGGGTCGACTGGTCCGGCGGCGGTGTAACAGGGGTCAGCCGCACTGTCCTTTGGATCTTCGGCGTTACCAAGGACCACCGACTCAAGACCCTCTACTTTCGGATTTACCCCGTAACCAGCCCGGTCACCATCGTGGACGACATGGTAGAGGTGATGAACAACTACCAGGTGGAGCGCGTTGTAGGCGACCGGGGAGAGGGGCACCTGGGCAACGACCAGCTCCGACACAAGATGGGGAAACACCGTGTTACCGAGGTACAGTACGGAGCACAAGCGAGCGCCATCTCGTGGAACGACTTGGGCAGCTTCTACACCGTGGACCGCACCATTGTAATGGACAATTACTTCATGGTACTGAAGAGGGGGGCTGTTGTGTACCCCAACCTCTCATACATGACAGTGCCCATCCAAGACATCCTGAACCTCTACGAAGAGGTCACAAAGGTGGGCCGCAAGGTGTGGCGACACGCGCCTACACAACCTGACGACTCCTACCACGCACAGCTATTCGCCTGGCTTGCTGCAAAGATGATTCTGATGGACCTGTCGTTCAACGGATAACTGATCTCACTTTCGGTAAACCTTGCGTTCCGGTCACCAACCGAGCGGTGAAGTTTCTTTGGTCGATGGTGGCTGGAGTGCCCACAGACGCGATCGGGTAAAGAAACTTTACCGCGACGGGCGGGGACCGGAAGGGATTGTTTGCTGACCGATTGTTTATTTCCCATCTGGGGGTGTAGCACCCCCTAAGCCCACTACGGCTGGCTTATTCACTGAGATCAAATAGGCAGGTGTCCTACTGGGAGTACGGGGTGCTCACTGTATTTTCTGTCTTCCAGCGGCCCGATTTTCAAGGCGCCTTTCTTTAACCCCTAACCTCGAATGCACCCCTTTTCTTATAGGGTGATAATAAATTCGAACTTATAGGGATAAAGGAAAAGTTGCTGGCGTTGCGCCAGCATCCTTCAGAATGCGAAGGTGACTGAGCAGTAGACGTTAGCTCTCAGCCCCGTCGTCGCTTGGCGGTGCATCAGCAGATGGTGTCGACAATGCTTCGCGAGCCTGCTGCGAAGCACGCATTGCTGTCATCTGCTGCAACTGCCGCGCCCGTTGAAGCTGATCGGCTTCTCCGGACTTCAACGTCGGGGTGAGTCCGAACAGGGCTAAGCGCACCGTCTCCAGACCGACTGACCGGACCTCGGCGTTAGCCGGATAGTCCACGTCGATGTGGTGGTATGCGCTCATGGACCGGTACTCGTAGTTTCCGTCCCGGTTTGCTTGCACGAAGTCGGCGAAAGCTAACGCCACGCTTTCCTGCGGTGCGCTCTCCCCCGTACACGAACTCCGGTACAGGGTGAAGTCGAGCCCACCAAAAGCGATTGGTAAGAAATGCACACGGCCCTGCTCAATGTTGGGGTCGAGCAGGGTCGGGGAGTACAGTACGGCACGATTGGAATCCTGGGACTTGAGTGCACCCAAGATGGGACCTCGGAACGAATGGAAAACCCGCAGCTCCATTCCGTCCATCTTTACCTTATGGGTGTACATGACAGGCAACCACACGTTCATCTTCACCAGCGGGGGCTTTGCCTCTTCATCGGCGTCATGCGCCGCCTTGAGACCCTCCCATGCGGACAACGCGGCCTGATACTTCTGGGTTTCCAGATCAGTAGCATCAGCGCCGGGGTCCACGGGCTGCGGGGTTGGAAATGGGGTAACGGGTACGACGACGGGTTCACTGATCTGATTCTCAGACGGCACCAGCGATACTTCATCCTCCGGAATAACGATCTCGCTGCTGCGCTGCCCGGTCATCTCCTGTGTGAACTCGAAGGAGTGCCCACCCACCTCATGCCTCTTGGTGAACAGGTGGCTGTTACTGGAAGCTGAGCCTCGCTGCTGCTTCTGCTTCCCTTTCTTCTTGTTGGCCTGTCGTGTCATGTGTGTGTCCTTTCAAGTAGTCGTCGATGGGGTTTACCTCACCGTAGTTTGGACCCGCATCAACATCCCAGAGAAACGGTACCGTGAGCCAGTTAAACCTCTTTGCTACTCGGCGAGTGCCGTACTCATAAATAACATCTTTGATCTGCGAAGTGTACTTGTGTGGGATTGAAAACACAATGGAATCGTGCACGGTTGCATGGTAAGCGCCGCCCATGTCGTTGGTGACCACGGGGAACAGCTCATTCATGACCCACAATACGATGTCTGAACTGGTGCTTTGAATCTTGAAATTCACGCCCTGCCGAAAACAGCGATTGCGAAACATGTACTGGTCGGCGAGCGGGAACCGGCGTTTCCGTCCTGTCTTGGTGTACAGGCTCTTGAACAACCGGATTTCATTATGCGTAGCTTGGATGTACTCAGGGATGGAAGGAAACATCTTGAACATCAAGTTGATGACGTCCTGTGCCTCTTCTTCTGAGATCCCTGCCGTTAGCGAAATGGTGTACTTGCCTGCACCATACAACACACCAAACACAACGCGCTTGGTAATGGTGCGCTTCATCTTCAGGAAATCACGGCGTTCCTTGGGGATGCTCTTATCGCCACGCTTCGCCGCTACGATTTCATCGTAGTCCAGGCCGAAGACCTTGGAAGCGAAGAAGGAGTGAGTGTCCATCCCGGCCAGGATGGCGTCGATGAGCTGCTTATCTTTCGCGTACGCAGCGAAGATGCGAACCTCTGCACCTTGCGCGTCAGTGTCGATGAGCGTCATTCCAGGCAGGGGCCTGAAGATCTTCTTGATGTTGTGCCCTGCCAGCCAATGCGGGATGTTCTGCAGGTTTTCGTCTGACGACGACAAGCGCCCCGAGTTGGTACCGATGATATGCACTGAGGCGTGCATCCTACCGTCGATGCGTGCGTGGTCTCGCACATTAACGAGGAAGGGGCTCCGCGCTTTAGATGCTTTACGGTGCGTCAGGAGGAGCTTCGGGAAGTTATACCCATACTGCTTTTGGATGTAGAGCAGCGTATCTTCATCTGCGCTGACACCCGTCTTGGTGCGTTTAATGTCGTCGGTGAGGGGTACCACAACCCGCTGTCCGTCTTCGACGAACCCTGTGTTGAACAGGATGTTAGAGACTTGCGGAAAGCTGGAGACATCAAAGGGGCTACCGACGCTTTCGTATAGCTCCCTCTCCGCCTTATCAATCTCACCCTGGAGGGCCGTATCCACGGACTCCAAATACGGAAGGTCTACAGGGAACCCCGTATACTTCATCCGCGATAGCGTATTACTGGTAGGGATGACGTGGGTACGCATAAGGCGCCCCACGGGACGACTATCCGACGCACGCTCTACCCCGAGAACAGTCCTGCGCAAGCGTAGGTCCGTAGCATGCTCCGCCCGAAGACGCCGCACCTGGTGCAAAACGTGCTGACGCGTTACGTCGGCATCGATAGCAGCGTAGAACTCCAGGTCCGGGATAGGAATCTTCGTGTAGTCGAAGGGCTCTTTTGCGGTTGGGCGTGATGGTGGCTTGGGTGCTCGTGGCTTGGGCGGTTTTTTCCCCCACGCAGCCTTATCCATGCGCCGCTTCTCTGACTTCGCCAGTATCTTTTCAGCGGCTTTCGCACCATGCCACTTATCCATCGCAGCGCTGTACCGTGCGTACAGGGGTTCGTACGTGGTCTGCTTTACGGCGTAAATCCGCAGCCGATCCTCGTACTTTTCCATGGCTTTACGAAAGCGCTTTGCTTCCTGCGCCCTAGTCCCACTGCCGTAGCGCTCCCGCTCTTCATCAACCTTGTCTTCGTACCCCGCGTACTTGGGGAGGCGTGCTCGGGTCAAGTTCTTCAAGCCGTACTGGCCTTTCTTGTCCTCCTCCAAGAGGTGCTCACCGGGCATGGTGTCCCACGCCACATTCTCCAGGGGCCACCCGTACGCACACTCAATCATCTGCGAGTCGTACTGATGGTTGTGCAGCGCTTTGGGCTTCTTGGACGCCAAGACTTGGATAACCCAGTATTTGACCTCTTCCAACTCTTCTGGAGTCCACCACGCATCTGGGTGGTCTAGGATGATGGTTGTAGCTAACCGCTCATCCCACGCAAAAGAGATGGCAATCATCAACCGTGTAGGGTCCCAAGGTTCCAAGGTGTTCGTCTCAGTATCCACTGAGATGAGGTGCGCTTCAGGGTCCCCACCATTCACTGAGTACCCAATGATTTCTGTGCACACATCTTTGACTTCATCCACGGTGCGCGGAAAGATGTAGGTCTCTCGCAGGTACGCCTCGCTGTGCTTGTCCGCACCGAGCCCACCGCCCTCAGCGAACGCAAACGCTTTGGTCAGGTCCCGGCACATCTCATCGAACAAGCCCGGTTTGGCCAACACTGCTTTGGGTGCGAGGGTGGGGCACACATAGAACTGCTGACGGCGCACGGCACCCTGAACAAAAGTACCTCTCACACTTTCGAAATTCTTTATATGAGGGAGGAGAACCTCGGTCGCCGCTGCACCGAATGGGATGATCAGCGTGGGCTTCAGCGTTTGAATCAGCGCATCCAGGTGCACCTTGCACTTATCGTGCGCGGCCTTGCTTGGCTTCTCCGACGCACACTGGACCGTGTACGCCTTGTGTACCTG